CGAGTGCTACTGATGCCGCGATCCAGGCAGTTCAGGACGTAATCCCAGCCGCACTTCACAACGAACTCAGCAACGGTACGCGGCCCCATGCCGCCCCAGTAAGCGTTCCAACTCTTGTCCCAGCAGTTAATCGTGATCTTTCCCTGGGCTGTCTGATAGTTCGGATCGGATTCGGTGGGGCAGTCCCGGCGACCCAAGTCCTCCAGGAACACCGTGATCGGGTCGAGCCGTGGCGCGCCGATAATGACCAGCTTCGTGACCGTCGAGCGCTCAACCTTCAACGGCTCAGCGATTACGTTTTGAGTGGTCATGCTGCCTCCTTCGGCGTGTAGGTCAGAGTGCCGCCGAGGATCGCCGCCTTGATTGCTTCGAACTCCCAGCAGTAGTACTGGCTGTCGACGTAGATGCGCAGACCGCGACGATAGTCGTGTTTCTTGCGCTGAATGAAGGCTTCAGCCCCTGCATAGGTCAGGTGAGCATTCACATAGACCCACTCTTCCTGCCAGCCGGTGACGGTGTGATCTTCCATCTCGCCAAGGACGTGCCACTGATCATCCTCACTGGCTTTCATGAACTGGCATTCCGACCAGAGCTGCATGGCCTTGTTCAGTCCGGCCTTTTCATACCGATCACACTGGTCCCAGTACTCTTTCGGACTGAAACATTCGCTCTCGCCGCTGTGGAAATAAACCAGTCGTTGCTCGGTGTAGTCCATGTCCAGACCGCAGACGATGCGGCGTTGCTCCACGATAAAGATGGCCGCGGCGGTGCTGTGATCCCGGACCCGGGGGCCGTTGCAGTCATAGCGCAGGCGCTGAACAAAGTCAGCCCAAGTCGCAGCATTGAGTTCATGACCGGTCGCCAAGCTCGGAAGTGGCTCGGCCGGTTTGTTTTCTGTGGGCATGGGGCGTCCTATGCCGGGTCATGCCCGGGCGGTGGAGGGTGGGGAAAGGGGAGCTGCTGCCACAACTAATTACGTAAATCGCCTTTCGCTTTTTGGAAAAGGGATACGCTTAACAGATACAACGCGGTTTCACGTCATTACCCGCATCCCTTGCCATCCAAGTCCAGCAATCAGCTAATCGAGGTACGTATGGAGTGCTATATCTGCGGAGCAGTCGCTCAGGAATCGGAATTTGCAGATGGTTGTAAATCAGTCGAGTGCACGGATTGCGGTTGGTACGACGTCAGCGGAACTGTGCTTGCGATGAGAACCTACAAACCGAATGGTTTTGATGTAGAGCAGACGCGTCAATGGCTGATCCAGCCGCGACGGGTATATCCAGATAGAAATACCTTCATCGAATCAGGAAACGTGCGCTGGGCACTTTGATTCCGGCTTGGATCCTCGCCGGCTGGCGTGATTCGTTGAAGTGGGGTATTGGTTAAGCGAGATATGGAATCGGGCCTAGGAGGCTCAATGATTGACAAGCATAAAAAAATAATTGGAATTCCAGAGGGCCATAAGCTAGTCCGCAATGACTTTGAATGGTTGGGGCCGGATAGCGAGAAAGATACCGAACTGCACTATTACGAAGAGCTCAATGCTTTAGGCAACCCAGTCAGGAAGTACGAGGTTTCTGTGGTTACATCAATGCGTCCTCCATACGGAACCAAAACGCACATCTCTGTAGCTGGCTGACCAAATGGTGTCGGACGACTTATCACGCCTTCAGGTTGGTGTTCGGGTGAGTAGGTCGGGGTGGGTCAGGCGGCGGGTTCTATGATTTCATCCCCCGGATCCTGCTCAATCACCAGCAGGATCTGCAGCGCTTGCTTATTTCGGATTGAAAGCGACCAGAGTCAATGCGGCAGCATCGCCGATCTTGTCCTGAAGCACTGTCTTGAACTCCTGCGCGATGTCTTCGCGCTGGATCTCTTCACCGACCCCGCAGCAGCCCTTTTCTCCAGACTGTTTTTTCGAGTGCTTGAATTAGTTCGAGAAAACGTAGTCTTTGGAGGCGCTCGTTGAGGTTTGTGGCAGAGTGCCATTACCTGCTACATTCAAACGGGTGAGCGTGCTGGCATGAACCTACAGGAGTACTTCGCGTGTTCGACACCAAATACCGGGACCAACGCGGCAAGACGCACGGCAGTGAGCAACACGCCGAGCAAGCCAACACTGCCTATGTGCAGGAAGAAAAGCGACTCAATGAAGGCAATCTGTGCCGTGCGGATATTTTCATCGTCCTCGGGCTGCTGATCCTGTCGCTGGGGATCTTCATCGGGATTCCTAAGGCGGTCGCCAGCGACCGGACGATGATGGCGTTCAAAATGTTCCTGCTGCTCATCGGCAGTTGGGGCACCTGGGGCTTGATGGTGTGGAAAATCCCTGTATTCATCCGTTCGCCGCTTTACATCGTGGCGTTCATTGGCGGCCTGTTTTACCTGAGCACCCGCTAGGAGCTGTACGAAATGCATCCGAGCTCGCCCATGCTGCGTTGAAAGCGGGCTCGGAATGCTCATTGACCACCCGTCAACTCCGCGTCCTCGCCCGCTTGGCTGATGTCGCGGCCTGTGGTGCCGGATCCCTTGCCCTCCGTGACCGGATGCGACAGAGGGTGGTGGCTATTTGGAATTACTCGAGTTTTTGAGTAAGGTTGCCTCAAATCCCTTACATGCAATGGACAGCAATAATGATGATGGAGCGTTCAATCATTACAAAACAAGAGGCTTACCTTGGCTACGAGATCCTCGTTGCTGCAGAAGGCCCCTTCAGAGCAAAGCCTGACGGCCCGGAAAGTTTGCGGACGTATCACAAAACAAATGTTTCGATTTGGTTGGCCGGACAGATGATCAGAGAGTGGGGCGAATCACCTGCAATGCTCTTTGTTTCGCGCGACGATGCAATTGAGTTTGGCTTTGAAATCGGCCGAATGATCGTCACTCAGCGCTACAAATCATCAGCTTTCAATCCGCTTGCTCGTGTGCGCAAACTCTTTAAGCTGCCGCGACTGCTTTTCAGTAATTAGGATTTTAGGTCGCGACATGTTTGCGAAGCGTGCGGACTCTTCAGGAGGTGCGGCGGCGAGATTGATCAGGAACGTCGACACTGTCTCCTGGCATTCCACGAAGTCGTGGCGCTCGCCCAGTACCTGAAGTGCATCAGCCAGTGCCGCCTTCACGCCGGAGTGAACGAAACGCTTGGGTCAGTTGTGTCGTAGGGGAACGTTTACACACCCTGGCCGATTAAGGCTCAGGAGTTCGCTACGCCCAGTCAAGGATCGCCGGCCCGGCCACAGCTTCAAGTCGGTAACTTCGGCGGGACGGTTTCGGCGCTGTGCCGAGAATATGAAGACCTTCTTGGGGTTAAGCTCAAACGCCGTCGCACGCTGGTCAAGTACCTGGATGTGGTTAACTTTGCTGGTGGCAACCCAACTGCAAACCCGGCTGAGGAATACCCGGTCGAGACATGGATCATCACGCGCAAGGCCAACGAGACACCAACCGCCATCGAGTTCGAGCTTGGCTCGCCACTCGACCTACAGGGTGTGAAATTACCGCGGCGTCAGGTGGTGGCTGGCACTTGCCTGTGGGCCTATCGCTCTGGTGAGTGTGGTTATGCCGGCGGCCCGGTGGCCGACTATACCGACAACCCAACCAGTGATCCTGCCAAGGATCAGTGCAGCCGTACCTTGCGGGGTTGCAAGAAGCGCTTTGGCGAGAATGGCGAGTTGCCTTTCGGCGGCTTCCCGGGTATTGCCCGCGTTCCGAGACTTTGACCATGAGCAAATTGTTCGAGAAATGCCGGGCTGACGCCGAGGCGCATGCCTTGGCTGAGTACCCGCGAGAGTCATGCGGTCTGGTCGTCAGCGTGCGCGGAAAGCCGTCCTATGTGCCGTGCCGCAATCAGTCGGATGAACCGGATCGCTTCATCTTGCACCCCGAGGATTACGCCGCAGCCGAGGACTTGGGCGATATCGTCGCGGTGGTGCATTCGCACCCTGATGCCGGCCCCGAGCCAAGTCAGCACGATATCGCGAGTCACGCGGCCAGCCGCATGACCTGGTGGATTGTCGGGCTGAAGGATGGTGCTGCAACCTTGCACGAAATGCCGGCCGCCGGCGAAATGCCGCTCGAAGGCCGGGTCTTTGTCCATGGTGTGATCGACTGTTACACCCTGGTCCGCGATTACTACCGCCAGGTGCTCGGCATCATCCTTCCGGACTACCATCGCAAGGATGACTGGTGGCACAGCGGCGATAACCTTTACGTCGACAACTTCGAGCGGGCCGGCTTTGTTCCCGTATCCACTCCAGAGCCGGGCGATTTGATCGTCATGGCTATCGGCAGCCCAACACCGTGCCATGGTGCGATTTGGCTTGAGGGCGACGTCCTGCTGCACCACCTGTATGGGCGCCTGAGTTGCAAGGAAGTCTTCGGCCGCGCCTACCGCGAGTGCACGACCCACATCATGCGGTACAAGGGCGTACAGCCATACATTTGATGCGGCAATGCCGCGGGGAAGCACTACATGAGAGAGATTATCGGACTAAAAGCAAGGCCGTCGAACCCATTGCCACCCGCAGCTTACCTTGGACCAGTTATTTGCTTTTCTGAAAGTCAGCCAGCACGTCTGCTACGTTTCCGAAAAAACGCTCAATCTCTTCTACGACAAGCGGCTGCATTTTTAAAACATGATCGGCATCAGCTTCCGTAGCTCCAGGCGCAAGCTTCCAGTTAAATTTCACAGTGTTGATAATCCCGTTTTTAACAGGCGCGATGAGTTGTGGTTGTTGGCTGTACATATTCGCGTACACGTCTTGTAGCAGTAGATTCAGAGCATCGATTTGCGCCTGTAATCTGTACTTTGATTGATCGCTCAAGCTGACCTCCTAGGCCTTCAATTTGCGCCGAAATTGGCGCATCCCCAGTCCTTGGGCTTGCAGGCAAAGGACTGGGAAATCCGTTGCGTGGAGGCCAGACGCTACTACTGAATGTCGGGATGGCGATACTGGATATTCGTACAGCTTGGTGGCTCGATGGCATGATGCTAAATTGATGGCTCACATTGTTTGTTGCTATGGAAGGTTCGCTTATGAGTTCAGGTAAACAGTGGTTCACCGCGAAATATCGTCACCAAAAACCGGGGTCGCAAAGTGCAACTTCGGGATCAAAACCATTTTTTGTCTTCACTCATCAAGACGCTATTGATCTATGCAGTGCGGAGCTAAAAGCTAAGTATCCTGGATACATCATCACTGTTACTCGTGGCTGAACGCCGACGTTATTTCAGTTAAAAGCCCAGCCCTTTGCTGGGCTTTTTCGTTTCTGTGTACTCGAAGAAGTGGAGAGATACTCCGTCGGGAGTTTTTACGAGGTTTCGGTCTCTCGACTCTCTGCCTGAGCAGGCTTCGGGTCGAAAATCTCAAGGAGCATCCGGTTATGCTGGTCTCGGGTCGCCCGATAGAACATGCACCGATCCAGTAGTATCCTCTTCATGCTTCGCTCTGAGGCAAGATGATTTGGTTTGACTGAGATATTTTCGATTTCCCCGGTTCGGGTGTCGGTCACTTCCAAGTGGTAAAGGCTAATCAAACCATTTTCGCGTTTGGTGTGGCCTAGGCATTTGAAGGTGAGGGTACATACGGACATGCTCGTCTCCATTGGCTACTGCTTACCGATTAGGTCGGCAAATGCCCAAAGCAATGTACCTAAGGATGCGATCAGAAATTGGTGCCATTTGATCCTTGCTGAAAGGACTTTTTGAAATTTGTCGCTTGCGTCCTTTACTCGTCTTCGCAACTCTTTCTCACTGATCTCGGCAATTTTTTCTTCGTTGGTCGCGGAATCTGCACCGTAGACATGCGGTAATCGGTTTATCTGCATAAGCACGACTGGTGCCATTACCGACTCGACAAGTTTCATGATCCTGTTTACGTATTTTTCTGGAAGACCGGTAATCTCACATGCCATGGCGAGAAGGATTAAAACCGCGCCAGACCTAGCAAGTATTAACCAGTCGGAATACTTGATGCTTAGCACGACGCCGATTGAGACCACGGCTGTCACAAGTAGGTAGACAGTTACCACATAATTTGTAGGTATCTTGAATGCCTTCCGTGCCACTTCATCGAGGGACTCCTTGCTTGCTTGCAATCTTCGCATCCTTAATTGTGGAGGGGCGTTACTGGGATTCGTACAGGCGAGAAATGGCCCGGATGAGGGCTGTCTGGGGTTACTTGAAGTTGCGCTCATAGATCAGTTCGTAGCACCGTCGCGCGACACTCATGAAGAACAGGCCGCTCAAGGCCAAGCCACCCAAGAAGGCAAAAGCCAAAATTGCCTTTAGCGGTAGGCCGTGATCGCGAGAAAGGATTAACAGATCAGGTGTCGTTGTACCGACAACCCACAAGTAAAAGCTACCGACCAGAAAGCTCGGGGCTCCGATGAACGCGAGCACCCAGTCGTTCAGTTCTGCCCAAGTTCTCTTCTTTCGGTTGCGAAACAAGGTTACTGCTTTTTTCAGCATTTTCATTACAGTCTCCAGTCCCCTGGGCGATGAAGGCAAGAGGCTACTATCGCTGGCAGGGGAGACGTTACTGTAAATTCATACAGGTGTGGTAACGTTTTGACCTTCGCAAAGGAGGCAACGATGAGAGTAAAAAGCTGGGAAGGCTGGGAACCGGAATGGCTAAAGTTGAAGGAACATTACGGTAAAGCTCCAGCTGTGCCGGGCGTCTATATTATCTGCGCTGATAGAGCCATCAATCGAGCCGTTGGCATTGATGAACAAGGCATTTTGACGGTAGGTGAGTCGTCAAATTTGAAGCGGCGTCTATCTGCTTTTGTACGCAGTGCAGAAGATGAAAAGGCGGGGCATATGGCGGGGTGGCGATACAGCTATTACTCGTTCAAAAAGGCATTTCCGCTTGATTCTCTTTGGGTCAGTTGGTGTCCAACGGTCGATAAAGCGTCCGCCTATGCGAAGGAGGGCGAGATGCTTGGTCTCTATTTGGCCGAGCACTATGAGTTGCCACCGCTCAACTACAAATTCAACTGGTCCTCGCAAGATCAGTGACACATGGAGTCTCAGAAATGCGGAAAGCTATAACGGCCCTGGCACTGGTTGTGCTAGCGGGGTGCACAACATCGGGTCTAGAGAAAGATCAGCCGGCGTATTCGGGAATGTCTGCAAAGACGCCTCAGCAGTTGGCGCAATGTTTGGGCCCCAAGTGGCAAGCCTACAACTCTTCCACCAGCTCAATCGAAACGGAAACTGGCTACAGGATTGCCGCATCGGCTGACCTGACCGGTGTCGTAGCTTTAGCGGTTATCGATAAGGCCAATACAGGGTCATCAGTTCGCGTATTCCTGCCCATGGATTGGGCTGCAACCAGCGGATGGAAAGACGCCGCGAAAGCCTGCATTTAAGCAACCAAAAACACCAAGCCGCCTTCGGGCGGTTTTTTATTGTCTGGAGAAAAGTATGAGCGCCGTCGATCAAAAGGCTATGACCAAGATTTTGCTATCTGGCAGCTTGGCCAGGGCCTTCGGCCGCGAGCATTTCCGCCTTCTTGAGACCGGCACTACCATAGAGGCTTTCAGTGCGCTGAAGCATACGATCCCCGGGTTCGAGGATTTTATTCGGGACTCTTCGCGCCAAGGCCTTCGGTATGCGATTTTCCGTAATCGCAAAAATGTCGGGGAGGCGGAGTTTGCCATCAGTGGGACAACCGAGATTCGAATTGTTCCAGTCCTTACGGGCAGTAAAAACGGCGGGTTATTTCAGGCTGTCGCAGGTGTTGTCCTGATTGTGGCTGGGGCATTCATCAGCGGCTTGAGCTTTGGCGGGGCTGCGCCGCTTGGTGGACTGATGGTCAAGGTTGGTATCGCCATGGTTATTGGCGGAGCCATCCAGATGCTCACGCCAGTTCCTAAGTCACCCAGCCAGCAAGACCAAGCCAGCACCGAAAACAACCCCAGCTACCTGTTCAACGGCGACTTCAACTCGACGCAGCAGGGCCTCCCTGTGCCTGTGGTTTACGGCGAGATGCTGGTCGGCTCCAGCGTTGTTGCGGTCGGCACATGGGCAGAGGCGATTCCCGCATGAGTGAAGTTATCGTTGGCCGCAAGGGCGGTGGAAAGGGTGGCGGTGATAGCGGCGGTTCTGCGCGCACTCCGGTAGAGGCGCCCGACAGCCTGCGCTCAAGGCAACACGTACGGACGATCCACGCCATATCGGAAGGGGAGATTTACGGCTTTGTCGATGGGTTCCAGAGCATTTACTTTGATGATGTGCCCCTACAGAACCAGGACGGCTCGATTAATTTTCCCGGATTCGGATTTGATTGGCGACCAGGCACGCAGTGGCAGCCCTACATGCCATTCACCAGCCTGGAGGCCGAGCAGTCTGTCGGCGTGGAGCTACACCAATATGTCGCAATCGAGCGCGCCATCACTGACACCGATGTCGATGCCGTGCGCATTACCGTCAGCACACCGCAGCTGTCGGAACAGAATTTAACCAATGGTGATACGACCGGCTCCACTGCGAGCTTCCGGGTCGAAGGAAAACTCGGCACTGGCGGTTGGTATCAGCTGTGCGGTGACCTGACGATCACCGGCAAGACCATGAGTCGCACCCAGTTCTCGTATTACGTGCGGCTGCCGGTATCTGGTGGGCTACCGCGTTACGTCCGGCTGACCCGGTTGTCGCCCGACTCGGGCAGTTCGGCCATCCAGAATAGGACCTTCTTCGATTCGGTGACGCTGCTCTGGGATGAAAGACTTCGCTACCCGAACACGGCGATAGTCGCTCTTTCAATTGACGCTCAGCAGTTTTCTAGTATCCCGCGCATTTCCTTCTTAATCCGTGGCATCAAGGTGCTGGTCCCGAGTAATTACAACCCGATTACCCGAACCTATTCGGGATCATGGAATGGGTCTTTCCAGCGCGCCTGGACCGATAATCCGGCGTGGATCTGGTACGACATGCTCACCAATACCCGCTATGGATTGGGCGGCTTACTGGATTCGACGCTGGTAGACAAATACTCGCTGTACAGCATTGCCCAATATTGCGACGTCTTTGTTCCTGACGGCTATGGCGGCTACGAGCCTCGCTTCACCTGCAACCTGGCGCTGACCACACAGCAGGACGCCTGGAAGCTGGTCAACGACATGGTGTCGGTGTTCCGGGCCATTTGCTTCTGGGCTGGCGGTACGCTGATTGCCGTGCAGGATGCGCCTCGGTCCAGCCGTTACCTGTTCAACAACTCCAACGTGGTCGGAGGTGATTTCAACTATCAGTCGGTTGCCTCGGACCAACGCTACAACGTCGCGGCGGTCACCTGGAACGATCCGCTTCAGCAATACAAGCAGTCCGTCGAGATCGTTGAGCGGCCTGACCTGATCGCCAAATGGAGACGTATCCAGCAAAGCGATGTCGTGGCGGTCGGTTGCACTTCACGCGGGCAGGCGCGCCGCCTGGGGCGCTGGTTGTTGTACGCCGAAAGTGAGGCGGTAACCTTTGCATCGGGCGCCGATGGGGCTATCCCAATGCCCGGCGATATCATTGATGTGGCCGATGCATTTCGGGCAGGCGCTCGCAATAGGCGGTCGGCTTTTATCTGGCAGCACGGCATCAAACCTGCTGCTGGATGCGCCAATCGGTACGGACGGAACTGGCATAGTCGGCGTGGTGATGGCGGATGGATCGTACGCGACCGCTGCCGTGACGGTAGGAGCGGGAGCAACTTCCATCACAGTGTCGCCGCCTTTGGCGTCAGCGCCTCTGGCCAGTGCACCCTGGGCGTTTTCTACAGCATCGCTGGAGACGCAGAAATTCCGTGTCATTGGCATCAGCGAAGGCGACGACGGCACCTATGCGATCAGCGCCGTGGCGTTTGATACCGACAAGTTCAATGAAGTCGAATACGGCACCCCTGACGTCGATAACCCGATCAGCAACGTCAATCTTGGCAAGCCTGACGCCGTTGGGCAGATGACTTTCCTCGAATCGCTGTATGACACCGGCACCGGATTGGCCGCGGCGTGCCTGTCGGTCAGTTGGACTCAGCCGGCCCGAGCCATGCGCTACCAGGTCGAGGTCCTGAAACCCGGCGGAAACTGGGAGTACGTGGCGGAGATCTCGACGCCAACGATCGATTTCGACTCGGCATCCTCTGGTGTGTGGTCTGTGCGAGTGACGCCGAAATCAGTACTCGGGCTTGCCGGGCCTGCAACGATCCAAACCTACAGCGCACAGGCACTTTTGGCGCCGCCGTCGGAGCTGCTTGGCTTGCGGCTGGACGTGATCAACAGCGTGGCCACGCTGGCCTGGGAGCCAGTGCCAGAACTGGACGTGAAGCTCGGTGGCAGCATCAACATTCGGCACTCGCGCAATGTCTCGGCGACTTGGGATACGGCGCTGCCGTTGACCGAGGTAGCGGGGCGCTCGACTTCTTCGGTGGTGGCCTTGCTGCCCGGCAAGTACCTGGCGCGGGCGGTCGACTCTTCAGGCATCGGCGGTCCTATCACCGAGGTTTGGTCGGATGCTCAGGTGCCGCTGCCGGCCAACGTGGCGCTGATCATCACCGAATCGCCGGCTTTCCCTGGCTCGGCGGTCAATGCATCGGCCGCAGACGGCGTGCTGAAAATGACCGGTGCCGGGTATTTCGACGATGTGCCGGACGTTGATGCGTTGCTCGGCGAGGTGGACAAGTTCGGTGGTTCGACGCTGACGGCGACCTACAGCTTTGCCGCGCCGTCTGACCTGGGTTACGTCTACGACTGCCGCCTGACGGCTGATGTCGAGGCGGCGCTGTATGACGACGGCACCTACATCGACACCGTGTTTGACTTCGACTCGCTGACCAGCAACGACGGCGACCCGCCGAACGGTGCGTCGTTGTCGCTGTGGGTGCGCACTTCGGACGTCTCGCCGGCGGAGTGGTCTGCCTGGAAGCCTTTCGTCGTTGGTGATTACCGAGCCCGTCTGTTCGACTTCGAGTTGCGCGGATCGGTGCAGCAAAGCACCAACTGGATCGACATTTCGAAACTCGAGGTGGTGATCGACATGCCTGATCGCATTGAAAGCGGCAACGATCTGGCGGTGCCGGCGGGTGGGTTGGTTATCAGCTACACGCCGCCATTCAATGCGCCGCCGGCGGTCAGCCTGACCGTGCAAGGACTTTCCTCGGGCGACTACTTCGATGTTTCCGCCAAGACCGTCACCGGTTTCACGGTCTTCATCCGCAATTCCAGTGGGGTCGCCAAATCAGGCTGCTCGATTGACTACATCTCAAAGGGGTACTGATTTATGTCTCAGCACGATATGGACGTTGCCAACGGTCCAGGGCTGACATTCCGCACCGACATGAACGCTGCGCTGCAGGCGCTTGCCTCGCAGAGCAGCGGGGCGACCGCACCCAACCCGACATTTCCCTGTCAGATCTGGGCAGATACCGGGACCGGTCGGCTACGGCAGCGCAACAGCGCCAACACGGGCTGGGTCGATCGTGGTGCGCTCGATGCCGTGAGCTTTTTGTCTCTGGCGGGTGGCACCTTAAGCGGGCCGGTGAACGACGCGCCGATCCAGACCATTGCCTCTGCGACACTGACTGACATTGGTGCCGCGACTTCGAACATAGTTGCCATCAATGGCGCAGCAACCATTGCTTCGCTCGGATCCATTGCCGCCGGCGCCAAGCGTACGGTGTGTTTCCTGAGCGCGATGGTGCTCACCCACAACGCCACCCCGCTGATCCTGCCGGGTAACGCGAACATCACCACCGCGGCCAACGATACCGCTGAGTTTCTGAGCTTGGGTGGCGGCAACTGGATTTGCCTGGATTACACCTACCGGCTGACGGCTTCGGCCCGCGCGGCACTCGGCGCATTTGATGCTTCGCTGGCGGATTTCACCATCATCTACCCGAATGGTGGGACTCAAGCTGCTCCAGCCAACGCGACAGCGAATAGTCGATATGTTACGGCCAACCCATTTCTGGGTTATCGCGTGATGTGTGTCTTTCAGGTGCTGTACGGGGGTAATTGGGGTAACTCAGGGCTGGCTACATGGTATTCCTCCGGATTTGAGTCTTATGGCGGTAAAGCCGAGCAATTAGGAGACTCCTCAATCGTTGTGCAAATTGGTACCGGCGGAGTTCTCATGGGGAGCGTAGCAATTCCTTGCCATCCGTTCGGGACCATCTCCAACCAGGCTGCGCTGCCATGCCGGGTGCTGGTGTGGAAACTCAAGGGAGCCGTGTAATGGACGAATCGACCGTGTTCGCAGCAGTTGGCAAAAACGCTCAACAGGTAGGTGGTGAGTGTCCTGATGGTTGGATTGTCATGAATTCCCAGCGCCCTGAAGGCGATCAATGGGCAGATT